ACAAAGCTGGCATCGACCCTAGAGTGTTCTGTTATAGATTTTATTGATGAGCAACCTAAGACTGTTGAGCAAATTACTGATGTCATTCAAGTTACAGCGCAGGCAGCAGACCTGCCATTTGTTTTTGATCGTCCGGAAAGTACAAATGAATTTACGAATAATCCTTTACTTATTCCACGTGGTTTAGTATCAGAAATAATGATTAGTCGCCCCACATTCCTGAACGGACTAACTAAGGCTTACGCCATTAGGCAGCTTGGCGATGAAATGTTTCCTAGATTTAAGCCACAACAAATTCTATATGTTGCCCCGGAGACTAAGGTTGAGCCGGGCGACGATGTAATTATTGTTGTCCAGAATGGAAATGGCGAAAGCCACGGTCTTGTTAGAGAGTTTGTAAATAAAAATACTGACGGCTCTATAACTGTGCGTCAGTACAATCCTTTTGAAGATCAAACTATTCCTAAAGACAAATTAAAAGGATATGACTGCATTGTAGCTGCAAGAAGAAGACCTGAAGCATAAATATTCTTAAATATTCTTGACAAGAATAACAAATACAATAATTATGCCCCTAGTGACTTTTGGGGTATATATGTCAACATTCATTGCTTACAATTTATTTCGCAATTTTAAAAGTTGTCCTGAGTGCGACGGCACAGGCAAGGCCGAGACTTATATAGGTGTCGCTGATTACGGGCATCCGCTTGGCGGCGAACTTCAAGACATAGTTGTTGATTGTGAAAACTGCGACGGTCGTGGCGAAATCGAACATGATTTTGATGACGACGATTGGTCAGATTATGACCCAAGGCAAAACCTAAATGATTAAACCTAACACTGCTGAAAGCGCCTTGCGTGAAATGCAAAGCATTATTGGAAATCGAGGTAAAGATTACGGTGAATGCAAAGATAACTTTAAAAGAATTGCTTCGCTTTGGTCTGAGTACAAGGGTGTTGAGTTTTCAAAAGAAGAGGTTGCTGTTTTTTTTATGCTGGCAAAAATTGCTCGGTTAGCACAAACGCCGGGACACAAAGACAGCTTACTTGATATTGGTGGTTACGCAGCTTTGGCTATCGAAGCCGAGCAAGAACCGTTTGACCCTGCGAAGGATTTAGACCGACTACGGGGTCGCAAAAAATGATGAAAACGAAAACACCTTATCAAAGACATTACAAAGAATATGTAAATTGTGATTTCTGCGGTCAGCAAACAAAGGGACGCATCTACGTCGATCAACCTACCGCCGTCCACTGCGGAGCCTGTAACCGCGTGATGATTAATTATCCTGTTCCACAAAGCGCAAAGCAATGAATTTAGTTCTTTATTATTTGGTGATTTTTACGCCGACTCTAAATAACTATGCAATCATAGAAGCCGAGCCAAACTTGACCTTTTTACAATGTTCGATAAAGGCAGAAGAACATAACAAATCTGATGCAGAAAGTTTTGCATCCTGCATACCAATTCAAAAAACAGACCTTACAGAGACACAGTAAGGTCGTCTTGCAAAACATCTTCGTCACGGATGCGTCGATAGTGAGCGTCTGTAACATGACTTCCAACCGCATGACCAACAAGTTTTTGCACATGGTCTTTTGGCGCACCAGCATCCAGCAATGAGTTTATGTAAAATCGACGAAGACCATGCCAACCAAATTTTTTCACATTGGCTCTAACGCAAGCTGGATGTAAACCTCTGCTCCGCCAATTTTCTTGGCTGTCAAGTTTGCCTGTCGTGGTTGGGAACACATATTTTGATTTCGGCGCCTTGTCTTTCCATTCACATAACGTCTGCCGCGCCTGCTGGCTCAAGCGCAACTTGCGAACACCATTTTCAGTTTTAGTTGACTTGACCAGATAACGATGTGCTGCACGTTGAACAGTTAAAACATTTTCTTCTATATCACCCCATTCCAGAGACACAAGTTCGCCAACGCGAAGACCCGTCATCGCGGCAATTTTAATTATTGGCTGATAACGAGGCAATGCATGTTCAATGACCCTTGAGACTTCTTCTGCCGTAGGTGTATAGTCGTCACGCTTTGACTCTGTTGGTAACGGATCAACGTCGCGCACTGGATTGGTTTTCATGTCGCCATTCTCAATCGCAAAAACACAAACTCTGTTTAATGTGTTTAAGATTTTATTAGCTGTTTGCCCTTTGAGATACTTCGCAAGTTCTGCTCGTATTTGTACAACGGTTGCTGCATCAATATCTTTCATGTGCATATTTTTTAGAGAGCCGAGAGGCAGCTTTACTTTTAACAAATGATTTTTTATATGACCAGTTAGTTCGACATACCTACCCTGAGAAATTTTCCGACCCGGTTTGTCAAGACGCTGCCTTTTAACTTGTGAAAAACTTTCAACATCAAAATTTTCGCAGACTTTTTCAAATGTTCTGCTCTTGCTTATGTAAACGCCTTGATTGATTTCTGCGTCAATTTTTTTAGCAATTTCTTTTTGTTCTTCGAAGTTGTTGCCTTTAGCAACTCGTAAAACTCGACGCTCACCTTCATACCAAATTGTGTGTGGCTTGCCTCTATATTGAATTAGTTGAACAGTTTTTCCAGACCATAATTTTACTGCTGATTTCATTTCCTAGTCCCTCTTGGAATAATCAAAATGTGACGATTTGTGACGGTGGTGTTTTTTCCAAATCCTGTGGTGAATATATCAGTATTTTATATTCCATGCTAGAATAAACTTAGGTCGGTCAGGAATATGTGACGGTATGTGACGGTGAAAAAACCCAATAAAAAACCCCCAGCCAGAAGACTGGGGGCTTTATAAGATACTGATTTAATTAATTTATTCTTGGTTGCGGGGGTAGGATTTGAACCTACGACCTTCAGGTTATGAGGCTTACTTTTATCGTTAAAAATCATCACCTTAAACCCCTTTGTGACGGTGATGTGACGGTAAACATCATGCCGAACTGTAATGTGACGGTGATGTGATGATTACACAAATTCTATAAAAATTGCAATCTATCCTTTAAATTTGGTGATTGATTTTAGACCGAAGCTGGCAGCAATTGAAGCAAGAATACCATAAGTCAACCAGTCCGGGCAGTCCTCTCTAAGAAACCTAAAACCGTCCTCGATGTATGGTTGTAATGAGGGTATGAAGCAAGCTAAAATAATCCCTATAAAGGTAATTGTCCAAGCCTCATCTTTTAAACTATCAGCCGAAGCAGACATTGCTTTTTCTTCCCATGTGCCGTCCTGTTCAATTTTTTTGACGACAGCGTTCGCTTTAGCTTCTTCAATCCGCGCTTTCAGTTCAGCTTTTTTTTGCCGACCCTCCATCCATTTACCAGCGACGTTAGCTATCGGGCCAATCAAATTTTGTAACATTAATAACTCCAAATTGTTGGTCTGACATAAGTCTTACCGCCAGCAAATGTTTCCGTGTCAGTGATGTCGTCAAGGTGAATGAAGCGTCCATTACCTCTCTGCTGCACCCCAATCCCGGTGAACCCCATTTGAGTTGCAATTCGGATCAAGGCATAGGCTTTGTCGTGGCTCACTGCAACATCGACAGCACGACCAGTATTGTGAGCGCCGGGTGATTTTTTGTTTACTTCGATCGGGTGACTAGCACTTCTGTATGCGCTGGTTATACGCATCGGCCCAAACTTGTCGCGCAATGCCTGAAGTCGGTGCATAAAGTCACTGTCCATAAACGCTTCGCCAGTATGCCTGCACTCCATTTCCTGTCTGTTAAAACTTGGGAACTCATCCCAATCTGGTTCGGTCATTTATTTTCCTTCGCCTTTTCTATTGAATAACGCAGACTTTCGGTTTCGTTAACAAAGTCTCGCGCCTTGCATCTTTTGCGGACAACTTTAATTTCACTTACTGGATAAAAAATCACTGACTTGATGTCAGCAGCAACCAAAGCAAGAATGTCACAGTCATCTTTATTGACGACCTTCTTAACCCTTGAACCACGAGCGCAATTAAATGAATAAAAACATTTATATGTAGGTGTGCTTGCGGTTTTGACCTCGACCCGCAATGCATCACGTTTGTCGAACAGAATAATGTCGTAACCTAGTTGATTGACGACTTCGCAAGTGTATCCAGCTTTTGTGATTGCCGCCGCCGCAAGGTGTTCACCGACCCGACCTTTTTGAACTGCGCTTAGTTCGCCTTCGTCGTGAAGAACAGTAATAATGCAACCCCTAATATCCCTGCAACCAATATGGCTATTCCGATTGCTTTTATAATTGAAAATATTTCTTGTTTACGTTTTCTTTTTTCTGCCGCAGCTTTTTTAACTGCTTCCTTTTGTTCGCGTATTCTTGCTGCGCGTGTTTGTAAAATCTGATCCCACAGGGAGGCGCCGAAACGTGACACTAAGAGGGAACGAAGATATTCGAGTTCCTCGTCAAGCAATCGCTTCTCAATCATCTCAGATGCGATGTCTTTGATGCCCAGCTTCGCTTGCATCTTAGGGTCGTTGCGAGCTTTGTTAAACTCGTCAAAACCTTGCAGGATATTGCCCACCTGCCTACCCACTTCAGCCGCGTCGTTGAATACCTCGACGTTTTGTTTTAGAAAGTCGATAGCTGACCTAGCCGCCGCCAGACCACCAATTATCGTGGTAACTGGCTCAACCATTTTATTTGTCCGCTAAGATAAGGATGATTTGAACCAGCAGTCCGATGACAGCAGTCAAAGCTATCACCGCGCCAGCTTCTAGTCGCTTGAGCCTGAACTGAATATCCTGCATACGCTCCGCGCACAATGCCTCGTGGTCTTCAATCTTTTGCTCAAGGTCTTTCATGTCTACCATCCGCTAGGTACGCCACTCACGAGCGGCGGTGTGATTTGATTATTGATAGTCTCATCAAGTGCAGTCTGTAGCTCTGACTCGGTTTGAACTAGCTGGGCTAGTGTCCAAGTCTTCGCTTGGTCAGTCGTGATGCTGTCAAAGGCAGTGAATGAAGCACTGTCTGCATCACCAAGACCGACTGTGCCATAGACGGTTGCTGAGTAAGGATTGCCATCAGCGTTGTTCTGGTCAGATGTCGCTGTGTAGCGATAGTGAATAGTCTTCACAACGTCAGACAGGTCGCCTTCAGTTGCTTTGCGTTCAAGGGTTGGAAAGTTCCAAGTGTAAGTGTTAGCCATTATGTGTTCTCTAATGTAGTTAGTCGTGTTTCAATATCTGCAAGACGTTGCTCGGTAGCTGCACCGACAAAGGCCAGCAGTTCAGGGTAGCGGATACCTAAACGTGTGCGCTCTGTTGCGCCTTCAGGTGCTTCATCAGCTGTGTTATAAATGTCTGTGCGAGTGTATGCGTCTTTTGCTTCGATACCGTTTTCTTCGTCGGCTTCAACGGCTGGCACTTCGGTCTGTGTTTCCCACCAAGTGTCAGAACACCAGAGAGCGTAGTTACCTGCGTTTAAACCTTCTGCCTCAAGTGCAGTACGAACCTCTTGTGCAATTACACCCGTATGTGTTCTGGCATTATCGCCCTTTGCTGTGACTGCACTATTCCATTTAAATGTCTTAAAGCCATTAGAAATGCGTTTAGCCGCCGCAATTTCTGCATCCGTTAGGCTGGCAATTTGTTGCTTTTCATTTTGGTCTGAGCCTGTGGTCACGTTGGTAATGAAAGCGTCATCATACCTATGGCTTGAAAGACCAAGACCTACAAAATTATCAACATTTGATTGTGTTGCAGGGTTATAAGGTAAAATTGCATTATTTCCATCGTTAAAAGAAAACCCGACATCACCTGTGCCAATTTGCATATCACCGCCAATAGAATCAATCGACCCAACGGTTGTGCCGTCTTTGTGAAACGACAAAATTTCGCCGTCACTACTTGTTCGCCCTAACCTTAATGAAGCCGCACCACTTCTTGTATGTACAGCAACACCATCACTCCCTAATAAATGCCCCACAGTGCTTGTTGCGCTAGTATCAGATGTCTTCCCCACCAGCAAATTGCCACTGCTGTCGATACGCACACGTTCGGCATCGTCTGTATGAAATCTAATTGGCTGTGCATCTGCCGTTGCGATAAAACAATCGCTTGCTGTTTTACCTAAGAAAAAAGAAGTGTTACCTGTTGTTTCAACAACATTAACAATAGGTGCTGTTGCATCAAAAACATTTATACCATTTGCATTAGACGAAAGACCGCCGTTGTCAAAAGTAGTTCCACCCACCAAAACATTATTATTCGTGCTATCAACAAACAGCGTATTCGTGTCAACTGTCAGGTCGCCAGTGACAGTCATGTTGCCCGAAATTACAGGAGAAGTCAGGCTGGATGTCCCAGCGTCAACATCTTTTAGGTGGCTCATAATTTCACGCAAAGCATTGTTCACATTAGAAGGCAGCATACCTTCGTCGATCGAAATGCCGCCAACGTCTGTGTTATTGGCTGCGGTTGCGTCATACTGATTTATTGCATCCTTCGACATTATGCGTTCTCCAAATCTGTAATACGTTGTCTTAGGGTTTGAATTTCTTTAATCATCATCGGCACTAGTTTTGAGTAGTCCACGCCCATCATTTCTTCAGAGTCTTCTGGCTGACTTACAGCTTCAGGCGCAACGGTAAGAAGTTCCTGTGCAATCATGCCGTATTTCTGGTGTGACCCGTCAACCTTCCAGTCAAACGAGCGTACTTGGATAGCGTCAATATCAGAAGAGGAAGAAGGTGCGTCTACGATATTTTCTTTCAGGCGATAGTCTGATGATGTGTTGAAAGATGTAGCAGAACCATTGGTTGTTATAGAGCCAACTTGTCCATTAGTATTGTAGAATTGATAATGTGCATTATTTGTAGAAGTATTAGTGCTTGACCTAATAAAGAAGATATCGCTTCCGTCCACAAACGCAACACCATAATCTGCACCTGTTAGGCTAAAATCACCTATAGCTAATTTTCCGTTAGAACTAGTCGTCCCCACCAGCACATTGCCACTGCTGTCGATACGCATGCGTTCTGAACTGCTTGTCCAAAACTGCATACTATCAGTAGAATGTTGATACCTAATAAGACCTGCATATTCAGCAGATGTAGCGGAATTATCACCAAAATAAATTTGACAATTACTGCTTGTGCTACCCTGCAAAGACAAAGCCGCTATTGACCCTGTGTTATCGCCTATTTGAAGATTTCTGTTAGGCGAACTCGTCCCAATTCCCAGCCGACCTGAGCTATCAAGGCGCATAACTTCACTGTCAGCCATATCAAAAATAGTGGCGGTCTGACTGTTTAATCTGAGATTACCATTAGAACCAGTAATATCGGCAGACGCACCAAAGCCTGTGTCTGTTAAGGTTATGATTGGGTCGTTTGATGCTGATAAATGTAAAATACTACTAGGCGAAACAGTACCCACCCCTACCCGATTATTCGTGCTGTCAACGTACAGGGTATTCGTGTCAACTGTCAGGTCTCCAGTGACGGTTAGGCTATCAGCAGAAGGGCTTTCTAGTGCAATCGTGCCAGCAGAAACATCTTTGATGTCTGCCATCAATTCTCTTATGGCGTTGTTAATCCCTGCCGGGCTGCACCCTTCAGAAATGTCAACGGATTGAATGTCTGTATTGTTGGATGATGTCGCGTCAAAGTCGCGGATTGAGTTTTTTGCCATAGCTTAACCTGTAAAAAGTTTTAGGGTTGTGTTGTCGTGGACACAGCGCCGACTGTGCCTGCGGAACGAGCGGCAAGCGTCAATCGGTTTATGATTTTTTCAACTGCATTTTGCAGCATCATAATGCCGCCTTCGTCAGTCAGCGCTTTACGAAGAACCTCTGGATTTTCTTCAATAAGAAGTTGCGCGACCTGCGTTCTTTGATTTTCATTTAGTTTTTGTCCGTAACTATTTACCGCTTGACGAGCCAAACGGACGACAGCCATTGGATTACCGCCCACAGCTTCGGCAACATCACCTAAAGCGGTTTGATTGCCAATGCGGTTGGCTTCTAACAGTGTCTTTGCAGTCTGTGACCCGCCCGTCACAATATTTTTTGTTTCTTGTGCGCCTGCTGCACGGGTCAAAAGAGGTATAACGTCATCTAATACATCTGCCGGAAAGATTGTGTTAAAGACTTGAGCCTCATTGCGAAACTCATCTGTTAATGCTTTCATCAATGATGCTGAATTACCCGCACGACTTTTACGTCGTATGGCGTCGGCAAATCCCATACGGAAAGCACGAACAGCATCGTCGTCACCTGCCTCAATTAGTTTATTAAATTTTATTTCTATTGCATCAGCGCCTATACCTTGATTAAAGGCTTTTTGACCGTCTTCAAATGCTTCGCCTGATGTTTTGACCTTATTCCATGTTGCACGGGTTTCTCTTAAAGCTGGAGAAATTTCATCAAGTTTATTACGAAGTGTACTTTCAAGCGCCTTGTACTCTGTTGCTATTGTTCCTCTACCACTTTGAAATGCTGATGTGGTTTTCTCGTTCAAAGCCCTGCGAATAATTTCTGCTTCCTCAAGGCTAGGTCTTTTTAACAGAGTTATTGATCCGTTTTTATTAATTTTATAAAACGGTTTCATCTTTGAAACTTTTAATATTTTATTTACTTCGTTTGCAACACTACGGTCACGATTTAAAATGTCAGTGATAATGTTGGAACCCTCATCATCTATTTTACCACCACCAGAAGCAAAAAGTTTTTTGTAAGATGCGCTAGTTGCCGCCTCAATAGCTTCCTTACCGCTTTTAAATAATTTTAATACGTTTGCATCAACGTCACCGTCAGTAAGAATACCTTGTATTGATTTTAAGGCTTTATCACGCAACTGACCGGGACGACTACCAACAACATCGTCTATTGATTTTTGTGCTTCACCAGATGATGCTCGGTAAGCCCTTAAAGCCTCCCTTGCAGTATTATTTAAATCTGCCATAATTTCACCAGCTTCAACTCTGGCAATAATCTCATCAACACTGACGCCGCTTTCTTTAGCAATTCGTTGAATTTCCGCTTCGACAGCAGTGCTTGCTTTATTGCCAAACTTGCGCCGCGCAAAATCTAACAAACCTGTAAATTTGTTACCTACAAAACTAAACCCTTTTTGAAATATTGGACCAGCTATTGCACCTGTTAAACCACCTGTACCCGCAGAAATAAGCCTTGACTGTAAATCGCCATCATTGGCGCCAAATCCATACACTGTGCCTTGCAAGCCACTTACAACAGCAGTTCGACCCAGAGAGGCGGGAATACTACCACCACCAGTAAAAGGCGCTGCTAGTAATGCTGGAACCATTGCCCCGCCCATTTCGTAACCCAAAGATTGATACGGGTATGCTTCACGGGCAGCGCGAATGTCGGCCTGAATTTCATCTAAAGATTTACCGTAATCTTTAGCTAAACCAAAGCCTGTTTTTAAGCCAGCTTCGATTTCATCAGCAAAGCCTAATGTGGCTCCCTGAAAGCCAAGACGTAAGGCCTGTGGGTCTGTTGAAATATTATCTATTGGTAGATTTTCTTCTTCAAGATATCGTACTGCCATCAGAAAATCCTCGCAATTTTTCCACCTATTATTACATAAGTACCTTTTGGCAACTTATCTGCCTCGTCTTCACTCGCCGCTTCTATTGGATTTAAATAGCTACCCAATTTTGGCAAACGACTTCTTACAACATTCTCAGAATTCAACTGATTTTGGTTTGAAATATTTATATATTGATTTTCGATTAAGCTTTGTCTGTTAAGGAGCGGTCTTACTTGATTACTAGATGCTTTTAAAAAGTTAGTTCGTTGCTCTGGGGTTAAACGCAATCCCTCAGTTACTGCATTGTAAAGGTTGCGAACTCTTTGAGGTACACCTGCCGAATTTTCAGCAGTTGCAAATTCGCCTTCACGAACCACTGAGCCGGGGTCAACAGTTTTCATGAAATTAAAAATTAAAGAAATATCGTCCGCACCAGTTGGGTTTTTTGATGTTGCAGAAGCAGCAACTTTTTGAAAGCTATCATATGCTTTGTCAAATTCTTTTGAGGCATTGTCATATTCTTTTCTTAAATCTTGCTCAAATTCAAAAAATTGTGTCTCTTTGGGATCAATACCATCTTTTAATTGAACCGCACCCGCGTTTAAATATCTTAGGAGTTGGGGATCATCTTCAGCAAAATTAAAAACACGACCTTGAAACTGAACTTGGACAGGTTTACCAGAATATGTTTTAAAACCTTCTTTTAAAAAATAACCAAGCGCTTGATCTGTTGGTAATATAGAAGCTATTTTAAGCTGTTCCTGCGTTAAATTTCCTACGGGCGACATAGATTGACCCGTTGGTGCGCCTGTCATCGCTGGTGCATTTGATTTGATTTCTGGAAGTTTAACAAATTCTTCAAGACCAGAAGGTGTTTGTATTGTTGGTGTTATTGTTGTGTTTGCGGG